CGGTGCATCATGAGGTGGAACTGGCGGTGTTGATTGGTTCGACGCTGCGCCAGGCGACGGAAGAACATGTCTGCCAGGCTATTGCCGGATACGGCATCGCCCTGGATCTGACGTTGCGTGATGTGCAGTCGAAAATGAAAAAAGCCGGGCAACCCTGGGAAAAATCGAAAGGCTTTGATAATTCATGCCCGATTTCGGGGTTTATCCCGGCTGGGGAATTTGGCTGCGATCCGCAAAACGTTAACATCGGCCTGAAAGTGAACGGCGAGGTGCGCCAGAATGGCAATACCCAGGATATGCTGCATAAAATCGTGCCGCTGATTGCCTATATGAGTCGCTGGTTTACGCTGCGTTCCGGGGACATCATTCTCACCGGCACGCCGGAAGGCGTCGGCCCGTTGGTCAGCGGCGATGAGCTGGAAATTATATTCAATGAGCGCACCCTGACGACGCGCGTCCTGTAATTGGCTGGCCGCCTCGTCCGGGGCGGCAACACTTGCATCCAGGGCGGATAGTGTTTATAAGGTGCGCTGACTTTTAGCGGCGGACCCTGGCATGAGCGACACACCTTTCTGGCAACAAAAAACTCTCGATGAAATGAGCGATGCGGAGTGGGAATCGCTGTGCGACGGCTGCGGCCAGTGCTGCCTGCATAAGTTAATGGATGAAGATACCGACGAAATCTATTTCACCAACGTCGCCTGCAAGCAGCTCAATATTAAAACCTGTCAGTGCCGCAATTATGAACGGCGCTTCGAGTATGAACCCGATTGTATCAAGTTGACTCGCGAAAACCTGCCGACCTTTGAATGGTTGCCGCCGAGTTGCGCTTATCGCCTTCTTGCCGAAGGGAAAGACCTGCCGGTGTGGCATCCCTTACGCTCCGGATCTAAAGCGGCGATGCATGCCGAACGCATTTCCGTGCGCCATATCGCGGTGAAGGAATCGACGGTACGTGACTGGCAGGATCATATTTTAAACAAGCCTGACTGGGCGGAGTGACGCATTGAAATGAAAGGGATTTCTTGTTACTGATTTAATGCCTGGGGCATTGGTGGGACATCTTCGCCAAAATTAGCGTTTAAAATCTCCATCTGGTTAGTGTTGTTGTCGGTCATCCATTTGCCATAGACGTTGTAAACCATCTGAGCAGATGTATGCCCCATTTGAGAAGCAATGAAGTTTGGGTTAGCTCCGGCGCTCAGTGCCCAACACGCATAAGTGTGTCTCGATTCATAAGCGCGGCGATGTCGAATTCCTGCCCGTTTAAGAATGTCGTTCCATGTCGCACCAAATGAGCCTGGCGCATACCAGTCTCCACCTCTTCCGTTCCTCGCAGTAAGTCGCGGCACAAAAACGAATGTACATAAATCTGTCCGGGTTCTGCCAAACTCGCGCAGGTGTACATCGATACTGTGCTGCTTTCCCATCCTTGTGTAAGCCATCTGGCTTTTCAGCGCCTGTATTGCGGCAGCGGTCAGATTGATTGTCCGGTTGCCGCATTCAGTTTTAGGCGGTGTGAAATGCCCTTTAATGGCAATGTTTCTGCTGACGGTTATCGTCCAGTTTTTGAGGTCGATATCCTCCCAAGCCAGAGCGCAAATCTCCCCATGCCGCATTCCTGTATTGACGGCCAGCACCCACAAATTCCGGATCTGTTCAGAAGGACAGCCCTCAAGCAGGCGAGAATATTCGTCACGTGTTAACGGGTCAGGTTCAGAGCGACTTTTACGTAACGGGTCAACCCCATCAAATGGTGATTTGTCGATATACCCGTTCATGTACGCAAACTTAAACATGCCGTGCAGGCAACCTAGATAGACGTTTACTGTTCTCACAGTCCGCCCCTGTTTTGCTGACCGGTTTTTCTGGTGTTTACCGCAGATCTGATACCCCGTAAGAAGTTCCTTCCTGATAGTCAGGATGTCTTCATGACTGATACTACCAACCGCTCTGTCGGGCCCAAGTATCTCGGTGCAAATGTTAATGCAGGAGGAGTAGCGACCATGCGCGTTTTGAGTAATCTCCATACGCTTCAGCTCAAGCCAGCGCTTTGACAACTCGCCAAGAGTCACGCCCGGCCTGGTAAATCCAAATCGCTTCAGGTTAGGCGACTGCGGAAATCTTGCGGGGTAGTCAAATGCTCCTGTCTTAATGGCATAACAAATTGATGTCCTTAGTTCGCCTGCAATTTTCCTGTTTTTAGGTGTGTCCGGGACGCCAAGGTTTTCCCTAACCCTGACACCCTGATAGATGAACCACAGCCTGAGTGTTCCGCCGTGGTTCTCCACCCCTGTTGGGTATTTGCTCATAACGATTCCTCGTCAGTTAATGGGGAAGGGTATTTAAGCAGATTTCTGGCGGGGGATCGCCGGTCGTTGTCGCTCGACCCAGTTATCAACTTCGTGGCGGTTGTAGAGAATAGGGGAGTTATCCTTAGGCTGGCAGTCGCCGGAGTAATGACGGTACTCCCGTCCCTCCATCCATGATTTTTCCCGCGCTGATTTGATGGCGTTCTTTGTCAGACCGGTAATCGCCATCAGAACTTCTTCAGATACCCACTTATTGGGCACAAGCTGGATCACTTCGCTCATTGGTTATCTCCAGGCAAAAAGAAACCCGCCGAAGCGGGCTGTATTCGTTGCTGATTCAGGCATCACTCACCGCTAGCCTTTGTCGCTTGTACTGCAGCTTCACGAAAATCCCAGTCGACGCGATGAGCAATATCGATTGCAGAGCGGACGGAATGCTCAATCATCATGTCGAGCTTTTGAATTGTCAGGTCCATATCGCTGTTTCGAGCCAGTATTTCAGATCGTTGAATCTGCCACTAATTACAAATTTCAAGCAGGGAATTAGCCATCATTCAGCCTCCTGCTTCGGTGCGGCCGGCAGCGGCATCCAGTGGGTGAAATAATATTTATCTCGTCCACTGTCATCCTCTGCGGCATCCCACCATTTCCCATATGCGAAGAAGAAAGTTATTTGCATAACTCCATCGCCAGGATGGAAAACAATGACATGCTCTCCATCTTCAGGCATCCGCTCGCTGACCGGTGTCCAGCCGCCCAACTTGTTAGCGGCGCTTACAGGTTCGACTTGTTCGGTATTGCCGGACAACTGCTCTGCCTGTAGCCGGGTATTGATGTCGCCTTCAAATACTGGCAATACCCCGACAACAGCAGCCCAGTTTTTTGCCATTTCAGGGTCTGATGTCTCTTCGGTGTAATCGGTTGTTCGCCAGCCAATCAGTAGCTTTGTCTGCTCTGCCTGTACTGCTGGCGCTGCGAACCCCATAGCTTCAATAAACAGGTTCTGGATTTGAGCCTGCAATTGGCACGACCCACCAACGGGCATCGGGCCATACATCAAGCCCATAGTCTTTCGTGATAACTCTAACGCCTTACTATCGAATGCGTGGCTCATGATTTACCCCCGTTGAGCATGGCGGCGTTGGCAAGCTCGTCAGTTAAGTAAAATTCCTCTTTTGTTGCACCAGTAGGAGTCATCCATCCATGAGTAGACATCCCAATCTGTTTACGAGTGGGGATGTTTTCCCAGCGAGTGTGATCCTTTTCAGAAAAAGGATGGACATTCATCGGACTAATGACGCGGTAAAACTCGGTTTCATTCACCTGAATCATGACTCACCTCCTTCATTCCGACGCCGAGCAACAATTCAGCTCGGCGAATCATTTTCCGATGCTTGTATGGCGCAGGCTCACCAACATCCATCTCATAGTCACGCATGGCCTTTACAAGTTCTCTCATAGAGATACGCCATTTATCAGGCACGCTCGTAACTTGCGGGGCTGCGTGACGGTAGAGGGGCACGGTTCTGTATTGTGGCTCGCCAGGACAGCGTCCCTCTCCGTTCCACTCTTCCACCCAGGCATCAACAACTGCCTTGCTGGTTGACACGTTTTCCTCGTCTAGGGCATCGCCCTCCATGCAGTACAGAACAGGCTCGGCGGCGGCGCGGTACTGCTGTAGCTCGCGTAACGCAGTGGCAGCAAGAATCAAATCCGGCCCGCTATGGTCTGCCGCCCACTTTAAATTTGTTGCGTAATGCTCCAGTGTCTCTATAACTGACGCGATGCGCTCATCTGATACGCGTTC